ATAAACTTACGTATCTAATCGGTACGTCCGGGAAGACCAAGGAAATAGTCTTTCGGCCAATGGTGATCAGCGACGGGTGTGTCGTTGTCCATAAGATGCGCGATCGTGTCCATGAAGCTGGGAAACTTGTCCGATGGGAGTTGAATGTTACTAGTCTCGAGATGTCGAAACATGTAGTTTAACTCTGACTGTCGGGGGACTGCGTCGTGGTGAGTTGTCACGTAGTTGTAGACGTCTTCGCATATTTTGTAAGTGCGAGGAAGTTGTCCACATGCTGCGTAAGCGATGCCAATGCAACGGGCTGCAACGGCGTCTGCGTCTTTTGAACGTTCGGGATGTCGTAGCTGAGCGAGGAGGGCAAGTTCTTCTCTATAGGGTAGTCCATTTTTATTACGGTACTTTAAGACTTCTGCGTCTTCAAGACCTTGTCTAATTTCTGATTTCTTTTCACTAACGGTAGCGCCAAAATAATGAGTTGCATAATGTTGGAATAGAGACATAAAAGATGTGACAATGAGAAGGAAACAACATAGAAGGAGAATGATGGAGTCGTCACCTTGAATTTTAAGGATGACTTTTTTGAGATCAAAGCCCATGCGGGATAGGATCGTGAATATCATGACCATGTTGTAGAGGGAATCTAATATTTGAGTCTGAAAATAACCTGAGAATATGCCAGAGTGTTGGAAACGGAGGAGGTCGCCATTTGGCAGGAGGAGAGGGATTGAGAGAACGGAGTCTGTCATCCAGTTCCAGAGGTTTTCGAGGCGTTCGGGGAGGGGTAGTTCGCCTGGTTCAGAGGAGTAGGTGGGGTAGTCTTTTGTCGGGTGATAGCCTGAGAGATCAAAGATGGGTCTGAGAACACGGGTGTGTATGTCTCGGATCACTGAGTGTCGGGCGGTTCGATCGAAGCCAGACCAGTCGAGGGTGATAACTGTGTCATGTCTAGGAGCGTGACGAGAAAAGAAGTTGCGGAGTCGGTACCATCCGCCAAGGATAGTTTCGAATCCCCAAAGCATGAATGAGCGTTTGCCAGTCATGTGTAGGAGGTGGACTTGTAGGGGCCAGATGAACATAAGTTCAGCTGTCAAGAGGGTAAAGGGAGCGCCGAATACTAGTCTGACTTTATCGTCGTCTTCTGATTTGACGAGATGTTGTCTAGCGAATGCTGTGTTCCAGTAACGGAGGTCGTGACCTGAGGAGGTCGTCTTGTGTCCAAGTTTTATTAGATGTATGTTTTTGCGGGTAATGTAGAATGCTTCTGTGTAGAGGTTGTGCTTTGTCATCCGAGCGTCGGATATGATGAGCGGTTCTGATGTACGATGAGACTCGACGAATAGGTCGCGTTCATGTTCATGTTTGAAGGGAGTTCCAAATCGGAAGTGGTTAAACTTATTTTTGACGTAGTTTTGCCACCATTTCGATTGAGCGAAGGGAGCGCCAATGTTGGTTGATAATCGCCATTTGTAGCGGCGGAGATCGGCGAAGTGAACGGGTTTAAGGGGTGTCTGAGGTTGGATCAATTCCTTGAGGTGAGCGATTGCGTTTTCGTAGTGCTCGTCTTTTGGGACGTGATGTTCAGAGGAGTTGAGCTTTGCGATGTCGACGTTAAGTGCGTCTTCATTCCAAGGGGAGCGTCTAAATCCGTTGATAACGGTGTCTGCTTCTTCTGGTGAGAGAAATTTGGATAGTGCGAAGTCGATGATTCGATCGGAGGTTTCGTTCCGGATGTTATATAACAAGGGATCGTTTCCGCGAATAGGGAGGGCCAGTTCGGGTAGGTTCGCGAGAACTTTAATATTCTGCATTTGTACAAGCTAGTCGATATGCGAAAGTCGGTCTATCGGTAGTTTAGGCTTGAGATCGTGTAAAGACAATTAAGCGCGTAACTTTCAATTACGTTGAGCGCAAGATGCTGTCTAACCTTCACGGTTGTTCAAGTGTTTGAGGAGAGTGATTCTTCTGGAGTGTTTAAGTTTTAGAGTGATAACCTGAGTTTCTAACTTTACA